TGATGACGCAGCTGTCAACGTTGAGCAGTGGATCGCCGAAGAGGTCGAAGCAGCCTTTGCCGAACAGGAAGGTGCTGCCTTCATCACCGGCAATGGCCTGAACAAGCCGATGGGTTTTTTGAGCTATAGCACCGTTGAAGATGCGAGTTGGGAGTGGGGTAAGATCGGCCACATAGCCACTGGTGTTGACGGCGCATTGCCTGCTTCCGATCCATCCGACAAGCTTATCGAACTCATCTATGCGCTGAAAGCTGGTTATCGCCAGAACGCCAATTTCGTGATGAACCGCAAGACGCAGAGCGTGTTGCGCAAGCTGAAAGATGCGGACGGCAATTACCTCTGGCAGCCGCCAGCGGCTGTTGGTGAAAAGGCGTCGCTGATGGGTTTTGGTCTGGTCGAGGCCGAGCATATGCCAGACATTGCTGCTGACGGAACGCCGATTGCCTTTGGCGATTTTGAACGCGGTTATCTGGTGGTGGATCGTATCGGTGTGCGCGTGTTGCGCGATCCATATTCTGCCAAGCCATACGTGCTTTTCTACACCACCAAACGCGTGGGCGGCGGCGTGCAGGATTTTGATGCGATCAAGCTTCTGAAATTCGCAGCCTGATATTTTTAGCAGTGATCTCCCTGCCGGTTTTGGCAGCTAGATTCAATTTGCGAACAGGTTGAATCTTTTTCTGGGGTTGCATGCGTAACTATCTGATTTGAGAGTTATTTAAGGGGAAAATACATGACAATGTTTCTTGTCACGCCGCCGGCGCTGGAGCCGGTGACGATTGCTGACGCACGCGCATTTTTGCGAATTTCGACTGAAAGCGAAGACGAGATTTTGCGCCGTATTATCAAGACCGCGCGCGAGCTTGTCGAAGCCGAGACGGGGCTTGCACTGGTTGATCAGACGTGGCGCTTGCGTGTTGATCGTTGGCCGCGCTCGGGGCGTCTCGCTATTTTCAAATATCCGGTAAAAGCTGTAACGGCTGTGGTCGCATATCGTCCTGATGGCAGTGCAATCAGCATGGAGCCTGAAGAGTTCATGCTCCAGCATGGCCGCCGTCCGCAACGTGTTTACATGGCGCAATATCCGGATGCACAGACGTTCTGTGGCCTTGAGGTAGACTTCATTGCGGGGTTTGGGGAAACCGGCGTTGAAGTGCCGGATGCGCTCAAACAGGCGATACTTACTTTGACTGCGCATCTCTATGAGAACCGCGCAGGCCTGGATACAGCCAAGGCTGAACTGCCTGCGATGGTTGGCCAGATGGTCGATAGCTGGCGACGAATATCCCTATGAACAACGTGCTGTTTATTGATCCGGGTCAGCTCACGACAGAGTTGGCCCTGGAAGCCATGCAGTCTGTTGCTGATGGTATGGGTGGCTATCGCGAAACATGGTCGGAGATCGGGACTGTTTGGGGGCGTATTGAACCCCTATCAACCAGTCAGCGGGATTTCGGTATCCGGCCACGCCCGGAGATCACCCACCGCATTCTGGTGCGTCATCGAGCAGATATCGCAACAGACAAACGCTTCCGCAAAGGCGGACGTGTTTTCACGCTGCGCTCTGTCCACGATCCGGATGAACGCGGACGTTACCTTATCTGCCTGGCGGTGGAGGATGGGCGGTGAATATCACGATGAAACTGACCTTCGATGGTCTCATTCGGGCACTGCGTTTCAGGCAAATCGCGGTGCGGGAGGATATTGCCACCGGGCAGCTGATTGCCCGGCGCGACACTCAAAAATCAAGCGGGGAGCAAGATGAGGAACGGCGCGGCAGCATTGCAGAAGGCACTTTATGACGCCTTGAAGAATGACGAAGAACTTATTGAAACACTTGGGGGTGAGCATGTCTATGATCACGTTCCGCCCAAGACTCCATTTCCTTATGTCACGCTCGGCGAAACGCTGAGCAAGGACTGGAATACGGCCTCTGAGCCGGGTGGAGAACATTTTCTCAATATCCAGATATGGGCGCGTGAAGCAGGTCGCAAACGCGTGCTTGAAATTGCCGGACGTATCGCAACGAGGCTCGATGAAGAACCACTCGACCTCAACGGTCATCGCGTCGTTAACCTCATGCTGACCGAAGTTCTAGCCCGCAACACGGACGGGTTCGGCAGCTATCTCGGCACCATGCGCTATCGCGCTGTGACCGAACCGGAAAATTAAAGCTCATCCCGAAAAGTGGGAACCGCCTATGCGGGGAAATCAGTCCACTGGACTGATTTCTGATCCCGCTTCGATCAGAATTAAGATGCGCGTAAAAGCAAAAAAGATCGAGGAACACAGAATGGCAGCTCAACGCGGCAAGGATATCTTGCTGAAAATTGCGCATGGCACGGACCAGTTTGAAACCTGTGCTGGCTTGCGCACCAAGCGCATCGCTTTCAATGCCGAAACCGTCGATGTAACAGACGCAGATGCTGCCGGTCGGTGGCGGCAATTGCTGGCTGGAAGCGGCGTGCAGCGTGCGTCGATCAGCGGATCGGGCATATTTAAGGATGCAACATCGGATGCTCTTATCCGTAGTGTGTTCTTTGATGGTGAGATTCGCAACTGGCAGATCTTGCTGCCCGATTTCGGCACCATCACCGGTCCTTTCCAGATTGTGGCCCTCGAATATGGCGGCAATCACGATGCGGAAGTGACGTTTGAAATTGCGCTGGAATCCGCAGGACTGATCTCCTTCGGAGATGTACTATGATGGTCAATCGCCATCGCGGCGAGGTTGCGGCAAAACTTGATGGCCGCGACTGGACACTCTGCCTGACGCTGGGTGCGCTGGCACAACTGGAGTCTGCTTTTGAAGCGGACAATCTCTCCGATTTGATTGCCCGATTTTCCGGCGGCAAGCTTTCCGCCTTCGATATGCAGCGTATCATCTGCGCCGGTTTGCATGGCGGTGGACATGATGTGCCGTTTGAAGATGTAGCGGAGATGCGAGCAGATGGCGGTGCCAGTGGCTATGCCCGCATCGTTTCAGCACTGCTCACCGCGACCTTCGGAACGGAAGAAAGCGATTCTCCTTCAAACCCTTGAGTGCCGCAGTTGAATCAGTTCCTTCACGTCAGCCTTTTCCCTGGGAAGAGGTGATGCGCGCAGGTTTTGGTTTGCTGCGGCTTTCCTCAAAAGACTTTTGGGCCATGACCCCACGCGAACTTGGCGCCGTTCTCGGACCCGTTTCGCAGAGCACAAATGCTCCTTCGCGCGCGACACTCGACGCGCTGATGCACGCCTTTCCCGACAGGTAGTTTACAATGACAGATGAAAACGTAACCGTTTCCGTCGAGGCGGACACGAGCGCCTTTGATCGCGCTCTGACCGATCTTGAAAAGCGTTCGTCAAGCTTCGGCTCAAGCCTGACAACGGCACTGAAAAGTGCAATCGTTTCCGGCAAGGGGCTTGATGATGTGCTGCGCGGGCTTGCCAGCAGTCTGGCAGGCTCAGCGCTTTCTGCTGGGCTTCAGCCACTGCAAAGCCTTGGCTCCTCGCTTATGTCGGGTGTGATGGGCGGTATTCGCGGCATCATGCCTTTTGCCAAGGGCGGGGTGGTTTCAAGCCCCACTTACTTTGGCATGGGAAATGGTTCGCTGGGCCTGACGGGTGAGGCGGGTGCGGAAGCGATCCTGCCGCTGGCGCGGGGTGCTGATGGCAGGCTGGGCGTTGCCACCGGCGGCGGTGGCTCCAAGCCCGTGCAGGTCGTGT